TTTAAACTCTGCATGACCATACCCCTCATTATAAAATTCTTGAACTGTTGATTGGCTTACTGTTAGTTTATCTATGACTTCGCCTATGTTCATATTAAACGCCATGCAAATGTAATTATGATATAAGATATTTTAGCAACTAATCCAACTGCAAATAAAAATAAAACCCATATAATGGTTTTGCCTATAAATGTTCCAATAGCTTCATTAATTTCTTTTTTCATTCTTCCACCTCTAGTTTTATTTTGCCTATGTATTTATATTCTATTGGCATTTCTTTTACTCTATCCCCTAAATGAAATAAGACTTCACCTTTATGGTTTTGCCATACATAATAATATTGTTCTTTCATATACCACCTTCCCAAACCTTGCGAACTTGTTGCACGTCTCCATCATTCCATCTCTCCTGGTTTAACAAAGTAAGTGGAGCTGGTGAGAAGCCATCCTTCCATGATTGAGTATTTTTCATTTTTTTTACATACCCTATCACTTCATCTGCTATACCGTCAAGATTTTTATTAGCCCATCTTTCTAAACAAGTTTTCTTATTGACCTTCCGAACATTAGGATAACTTTCCCAAAATTCATCAAACCTATTGGTCGTTTTAACGACATATATATCTTCTCTTATCTTCTCTTCTCTTCTCTTCTCTATCCTAACAGGCTCATAGTTTTCGACTAGTAATCCTCTAGCAAATAGTTCTTTTGTTATTTTATCAACAAAATCAATAGGATAATGTAATCTAAAAGCTATTTCAAACAGGTCTGGTAACACACCATCACTTTCAGAACCAAGACACCACAACTCTACTAAAACAGCTTTTTGTTCAAAAGATAGCTTATGTATATCTATGTTATTTATGTAATCCGTACCATAAAACTTGAACCACGTCATCTTTTTTTGATAACGTGGATTCTTAGGATTATAGAGATTAAACTTCTCCCAGTTCTTAATTTTGTACATCTTTATCCTCCAATCCATCACTGATTACATCTTTAATATAATCAACTTGTTCTGAAGATAATTCTATTCCACCATTAACTAAATACACTTCACATACATCTAATACAGTTTCTATCTTTAATAACGCTTCTCTTGCTGATAACATAATACTCTCCTTAAAATAAACATTCTTCATAAAGTTCTGACATTGGCACGACTTTTGCTTTAGGCGGCTTAGGCAGAATATGGAGCTTACAATCAGACCTATTCTCAAGAAACCAAAGAGCAGATGCCTTGTTACTAAAGGCTCTTAGCGGTTTTCCGTCAAATTCATCTAATATAATGTAACGTAAGTTATCCATAGGTCAAAACATTACCACAATGTATTTCTAATTGCAAACTATTTTATTTATAGATTTTTACTAGAAAATGCTTGACAAGTTATTTTAGGTCATTAATATAACTATTGTAATTTAACCAGGAGAGAAAAATGAGTGTAAAAACAATGATGGTAATAGCAGTAGCATTTTGGGCTTATGTATGGCTTTGTTTACAAATTATGGGTAAGTTAGCGGGAGCAATATAATGGAAAGACATTTAGACCCAGACGCATATTTAGATGAAATGGATAGACTTGAACAACAAGAACAGTTGGCTGAACATTTACTTGACCAACAGGAAAAGCATGATGACTAAATATATTTCTTGCTTTATGATAATTTTTATAGGATACTTCTTATGGCGCATAATGGCTTAACACATATAGCTGAAATACTAAAGCAATTAAATGACGAATTTAAACTAGATAACGATAAATGGGAGAGAGAAAATGGAAGACTTGATGTTTTACCAACAAGTGATGCAAGAACTACACGAGATACAAACAAAGCAACAGGAGACAACAAATGAGTAAATATTTAGAATTACGTAAGATTGATGTATCAGAACATTTAGAAAAGAAAGGTAAATTTAATTACATCTCATGGTCATGGGCAGTTGACACTTTATTGCAACAAGACCCAACTGCTACATGGGAATATAAAGAACCTGTGCAATTTGGTGAAACACTTATGGTATTTTGTTCTGTTACAGCATTTGGTAAAACTATGACAGCTCAATTACCTGTGCTTGACTTTTCTAACAAAGCTATGAAAAACCCTGACGCTATGGCAGTTAATACAGCTATGCAACGTTGCCTTGCTAAAGCTATTGCATTACATGGTATTGGTTTATACATTTATAGCGGTGAAGATTTGCCAGATGTTGACCCATTAGAAACATTAAAAACAACCTATGCTGATAAAGGTATTGATGCAGCTAGAGTTGTATATGCAAAGATGTCTAAAGAAGATAAAGACCAATGTGCTGATTTTGTAGCTACATTAAAGGCAGCATAATGGAACAACGCACACAAGAATGGTTTGATGCACGACTTGGCAAAGTAACAGCTAGTCGTGTAGCAGATGTGATAGCAAAGACTAAAACAGGTGTATCTACATCTCGTCAAAACTATCTTACTCAACTTGTAACTGAAAGGCTTACAGGAAAGAAAGCTGATAGTGGCTTTATGAGCCAAGCAATTCAAGATGGTATTGATAGAGAAGAAACTGCTAGAACTTTGTATGAACTTAAATATGGAGAAGTAAAAGAGGTTGGCTTTATAGACCACCCAACTATTGCTATGAGTGGTGCTAGTCCAGATGGAATGATTGCTGAAGGTGAAGGCATATTAGAAATTAAATGCCCTATAGAAACTACGCATACTACTACCCTAATGACAGATAAAGTACCTAGTAAATACATACCTCAGATACAATGGCAAATGGCTGTGACAGGTGCTAGCTTTGCCCATTTTGTAAGTTATAACCCAAATTTCCCAGATAACATGGTATTATTCGTCAAACAACTTGACAGGGATGATGAATACATTAAAATGTTAGTTGATGAAATACTCACATTTCTTAAAGAAGTGGATAACACAATAATTAAACTTAAGGAGTTAAAAGATGGCATCAGTAAATAAAGCAATTATCGTAGGTAATTTAGGGAAAGACCCAGAAGTTAAATTTTTAACTAATGGTGACGCTGTATGTAGTTTTAGTATTGCTACTACCGATAGCTGGAAAGATAAAGCAGGTCAAAAGCAAGAAAAAACAGAATGGCATAACGTTGTCTTATACCGTAAATTAGCTGAAATTGCTGGTGAGTATTTAAGAAAAGGTAGTTCTGTATATGTTGAAGGTTCTTTACAAACTCGTAAATGGACTAATAAAGAAGGTCAAGAAAGATATACAACAGAGGTTATTGGTAACTCTATGCAAATGCTTGGTTCAAAAAGTAGTCAATCTACTAATGTTCCAGATGTGCCTGAAGCTAAAGAATACACTAGGGGTAGTGCTGCTGTGGAAGGTGATGATGAGGATGTTCCTTTTTAGGAGCATCCCCATTCGCATTATAATTACTTGTTATGTTTTTTTAAATATTCATATGCCTTATACAATATATCAAAATTATCTTTAAAATACCCTAAGCCATAATTACATTTCATACACAATAATTCACGTAATGCACCTGTTGTATGATTGTGATCAACGCTTAATGCTACTTGTATATTTCCTCTAATATTTTCAGTTACATCAATTTTACATATAGCACATTTATAATTTTGTGATTCTGCCATATCAATGTATTGTTCAGGAGTTAAATTATATCTAGTTTTTAAATGATGTTTTTGACCAATGCTTTTACGCCATTCTAATGGTTTAGTTTTTTGATACTCTTCAATTTGAATTAAGCGTTTTTCTTTGTTTTTTTGATACCATTCTTTATGGTATTGTTTAAGGTAGGCTTTTTTAACAGCAGGGTCTTTGTGTGGCATATTGATACCTTTCAGTTTAGGTCAGTAATTTAATAAAGGTGCTACCAGTCGGTTACTGAAGCCGAACGTGATCGCTAAATCACTCTGGTAGCAAATTGCATTATAACATATTAACGGTTGCAAATATACATGGTTACTTCAAATCCAAATCGCATTTCTTGAGCTGATGGTGTTGTCCACATGGCGTTTCTCCTTTCTTTTAGATTTATAGTAGAATTATAAACCTATATACATTTTTGTGTAATTATAATATAATGAATTCGTACTAATAAAAATCATGAGAATATAATGGATATACATAACCTAGAATTAGACGTTTCTTGCTATGCTGCTGCTGTTTATCACGAAGTTAATACAAGAACATTGGAGGAAAAAATTGGAGTCATTAATGTTATACGTAATAGGGTTCATAGTGGTCGGTGGGGTAATGATGTATGCTCTGTGGTTTATGCTCGCGGTCAGTTTATTGGGGTTACAGATGAAAGTCATCCTCCCGTTGATGAAAGGTCGTATTTGGAAACTAAACTATTGGTACTTGATACAGTTGTTTTTAATAAACATGCAAACCCAGTTGGGACAGCTCTACATTTCCATGACGATTCCATTCAAAGCATGGGTCATGCGTGGGGTAAAAAGATGGTTAAAATAGGAAGGATGGTGTTTTACTAATGCAAGAACATAATACTAAACTATGGTTAGCTAAAGTTCATAAAGATGTAATGGATGAAGCTCATATTAGAAAAAAAATCATTAAAGACAATGAAGAATTAAC